TTACAACGCTGCTTAATTAGCATAAACTTTGGGGCTGGTCAAGTACTGGCCCCTTTGTGCTTTAACAAGAGGATAAACTCATGGCAATTACTACAGCAATGTGTAACAGCTTTAAACAGGAATTACTGCAGGGTGAGCATGATTTAGACAACCACACATTGAAGGTTGCCTTGATTAAGGATACACCTACAGGAACTTATGGTGCTGCTACAACAAACTATTCTGACGTTACAGGTAACTCAGATGAAGCTACAGGTACTAACTACACTGCAGGTGGTCAAGCACTAGATAGCCCTACTGTTAGTCTTTCTGGTGGTGTGGCTTACGTTGACTTTGCAGACGAAGTATTTAGCAACTTAACTATTTCTGCTGATGGTGCTATTATCTACAACAGTAGTGTTAGCAACAAAGCTATTGCAGTCTTTGACTTTGGTAGTACAGTGACATCAACATCTGGTGACTTCACTATTGTATTCCCAACCAACGACTCTTCTAGCGCAGTAATAAGAATTAGTTAAACCCAAGGTATAAGCAATGGCATTAATTATTAAGGATCGTGTCAAGGAGATCACGACTACTACAGGTACAGGTGCTGTATCTCTAGCAGGAGCCTCTGCGACATTCGACACATTTCAAAGTGTCATGTCAAATGGTGACACAACCTTTTATGCCATTGTGCATACCGCTTCAGGTACAGACGAATGGGAAGTAGGACTAGGTACGTGGAACACAGGTAATACCCTGACACGTACAACTGTCTACGCTGGCTCAAATGGTACTTCTGCTGTTAACTTCAGCAGTGGTAACAAAGACATATTTATGACATACCCTGCAAGCAAAGCTGCTGTAGCAGGTGAGGATGTCACGTTTGCAGACGTTACTGCAACAGATATTACAGCCACAGGTACGGTAACCCTATCAGGCGATCCGACTTCGGCATTACACGCCGCAAGTAAAGAGTACGTGGACACGATTGCTGCTGCAGGTATTCACTACCACACACCTGTACGTGTTGAAGCACCAAGCAACCTAAACGCTACGTATGACAATGGTTCATCAGGCGTAGGTGCTACACTTACTAACGCAGGTACACAGGCTGCACTAGTTATCGATGGCGTTACGCTGTCTACTAGTGATCGTGTACTTGTGTATAACCAAACTAACGCAGCACATAATGGTATCTATACTGTAACTAACACAGGTTCAGCTTCTACTAACTGGGTACTTACTCGTGCCACAGACGCAGATAGCTATGGTGCCTCTGACCCAGATGCTATGGGTGAAGGTGATGCATACTTCGTTAAAGAAGGTGACACAGGTGCTGGTGAACTATATGTGATGAACACAGCAGGTACTATTACCTTTGGTACTACTAACATCACATTCACAGTTATTGCTGAGACAGCCGTATATAGTGCTGGTACAGGTCTTACTCTAACTGGTACTACATTCTCTACTAACCAAGACATTAGCACATCAGCAAGCCCTACATTCAATAACATCACAGTTACAGGTACAGTAGATGGGCGTGATGTAGCTACAGACGGTAGTAAGCTAGATGGCATTGAAGCAGGTGCTACTGCTGATCAGACTGCTGCTGAGATTAAGACAGCTTATGAAAGTAACTCTGACACTAACGCATTTACTGATGCTGAACAGACTAAACTATCTGGCATAGAGACAGGTGCTACAGGTGACCAGACTGCATCAGAGATACTTACAGCTATCAAGACAGTAGATGGGGCAGCATCTGGCCTTGACGCAGACTTATTGGATGGACAACAGGGTAGCTACTACCTTAACACAGGTACTACATTCAGTGGTGACGTAAGTGGTACTTACAACAACATAGTCGTAGCTAATGATAGCCACACTCACGATGGTCGTTACTACACAGAGACAGAAGCGGATAGTCGCTTTGTGAATGTCACTGGCGATACTATGAGTGGTACTCTTACACTCGCTTCTGGTGGTTTCGCAGATCAACTTACCGTTAATCGCAGTGATGGTGATTTCTATTCTGTTATTAAGTACACCAATACTGCTGGTGAACTGGGGCGTATGGGCTTCACTCATACAGGGGTGTTGCATTATCGTGTAGGTGCATCTGGTACTAACCAAAACATATTCCACGATGGCTACCACCCTAATGCAGACAAATGGACTACAGCTAGAACGTTGTCACTCTCTGGTGATGCATCTGGTTCTGTCTCTTGGGATGGCTCTGCTAATGCTACACTGAGTGTGAGCGTTGGGGATGCTGACACTGTTGATAGTTTACATGCAAGCAGTTTCTTACGTAGTGATGCTAATGATACTTACACAGGTGTTATAACAGGCAACCAGCTACATTTAGGTGGAAGCCAAATTACTTCATCATCTGCCAAACTACAGGTAAACGGCTTTCAACGAACAGGTACGATCTACTTACATGAAGGTTCAACAGCAGGTGCTACCAACTACGCTCTGGAAACAGTAGGTTCAGAATTAAGGTGGAACAGTAGCAAGATATGGACTGCCGCTAACGATGGCTCTGGTTCTGGCCTAGATGCTGATACAACTGATGGCTATCAGGCAAGTGAAAGCAATACGGGAAGCACTTTAGCTGCGAGAAACAGTAGTGGCGATCTTTATATGAGGTATGGCGTTAGTTCGTATCTGAACATGACGCATGGGTCAGCTACTCGTAATTCTGATACAGTGTTTTACTCATCCACAGACAACTACATTCGCAAAAACAATGCGACAGGGTTTAAAACATCATTAGGCTTAAACTCTACGGATAGTCCATCATTCGCAGGATTAAACATCACCGGCAATGTAACTGTATCAGGCTCCCTCACAACAGCAGGGCCAGATGGCGGTGCTTTTGTTGGTACGTGGAATGGCAATAGCGGCTTCGCTATGTTTGGCACTGCTAATATGACAGGCTCAGAATACGCCGTAATTAGCGATGGGACAAGTACCTACATTAGTGGCGGTTCTGGCGGTAGTGCAACAATACGTGGAGGCAGTAATGACAGTGACCCACAAATTGAAGTTACTACTAGCGACATACAATTCCGTAGGGTAACGACGACTGGGCCAGATAATGTTTACGTCAGATTTATAGATACATCAACAGAACATGGTGTTATTGGTACAAGTTACAATGATGATCTGTTTATCGCATCTACTGGCAAGATGGGGATGCGTTTTGGTTCTGATGCTGTTGGCTTTAGTAACGACACAGGTACAATTGTCAATAACACCTATGATTTGGGCTACAGCTCATACCAAATAAGACGGGGTTATTTCGGCACTGATGTACGTGCACCTATCTTTTACGATAGTAACAACACTTCTTACTATGCTGACCCTGCTGGTAACTCACGTACTAACACAGAGCATACTAACTACCTTGGTCTAGGTACTGCAGCTAATACGTCAGGTGGCTACCGTCTAAACATGGGCGGCAGCATTGATATGAATGCTAATACTATTGACTACGTTAGCCAGCTTCACTTTAATGATAACGTCAGGTTCTACGATGATGGCAATGACAGCTACCTGAACTTCAAGTACGGTGACACTGGCGTAGGTGGCATTAGGTTTTACGATGGGGATACCAGCCAGCAAGGCTATATTTATGCTGATGGTGGTGGAACTTTTGGTTTATTATCTTCTGATGGGACTTGGGCAGTACAAACTACAAATGCTAAAACTACTATCCATCATCGTCTTGATACTCCTATCATATATGATAGTAACGATACTGCTTATTACGTTGATCCTAGCAGTACATCTAACATCTATAAACTACAGACCGCAAACCAAGTCGTTATTGGCGGTACGTTCGCTAACAACAGCTATGGTGCAGTAAGTAGTACACGTTTGACGTTTGGCGGGGGAGCGCAAATAAACGACTACTTTATAGGTACTAACCTAGAAGACTATGGAGGCAACTACACCAAGCTAGATTTACGTTGGCACACTGGTATCCGTATGGGTGCGCAGGCGCAATATGGCGGTATTCGTTTCTTTAACAATGAAGATTTGGGCTCTGTTTTGTTTTCTATTGGCAAAGGGGACGCACACACCAGAGTTGAAAGCGGTTTTCTCTATGCGCAGCGTATGTACGACATAAACAACTCATCTTACTACGTTGATCCTGCAAGTACCTCTAATATGAGTAGGGTTCAGGCAGCAGACTGGTTCTATGCTTCTGGGAATAAAGGACTATACTTCAGCAGTTGGGGCGGCGGCTTCTATATGGAAGACAGTACATGGGTGCGTGTCTATAATGGTAAATCCTTCTACCAAGCAAGTGGCACACTTCGTTGTGATGGCGATATTCGTGCACCTATCTTTTATGATCAAAGCGACACAGCTTACTACGTTAATCCTGCAAGCACATCACGCTTGAACGCAATAGACTTTGGCGATAGTAGCCCAACACTACAACAAAGCGGTCATTATCTGAGGATAACAGGTACTAATGGTTATATTGATATTGGGCAAGGTAACACTTCTTATTCACACTTTTACACAGACAGAGGCCAATATTACTTTAATGTAGGTTTGACGGTGGATGGCTATGGCATCCGCATGTACGACACTGCTGCTGATGTTCGTTCATATATTTTCTACGATCAGGGTGATACTGCTTACTACGTTAATCCTAACGGCACATCTGTATTGAACAACCTAACGATTAACGGAACGGTTACAGGCATCTCTGCAGGTGCTAGTGGTGGTGGCTCAGATGAGATATTCTGGGAGAATGGACAAAATGTTACATCCAACTACACTATTACAAATGGTAAAAACGCAATGAGCGCAGGGCCAATTACAGTCAACAGCGGTGTCACTGTAACGGTTGGCGATGGCGAAACATGGACGGTGGTATAAATGAGTACGCTTAAAGTAAACGATATTCAGGAAGCGACATCGGGTGGCGGTAAAATATTCCCAGCTAGAGTTTGGTTGAACTTTAACGGATCAGGCACAATAGCAATTCGTGATGATGATAATGTAAGCAGCCTTGTTGATCGTACTACAGGTCAATACACGGTAAACTTTACGAGTGCGATGCCTGTCACGCACTACTGTACGGCTGACAGCTCGGCATACACTTATCAGAGTACAACCATCCTACCGTATTCTCGTGCAGCGTCTAATCCAAATACAACAACACAGTGTTATATGGCGAATGGGAACGAATATGAAGGTACTACGGTTTACCAAGACTACCCGTATATGAGCCTTGTGGCGTTTGGACAATAACATGACCCAGTACCGTGTAATATTCGATGACCCAGATGCACTAGATGAACCCACGAAAGTGTTAGTACCTAGTGACCGCTGGATGAAAGAAGCGATGGAGGGCAACTTGCCCCCTATCAGCGTCTATTGGGAACTCCAAGATGACGAACAGCAAGCTATTTCAGAAGGTCGCCACGATAAGTTTCAACATGACCCAGAGAAATACGAGCGTCAATTCACAGCCCCACGCATTGGGCCACTGACTGAGCAAGAAGCATTAGAGTATCTTATTATGAAAGACTTGCCACGCAAATGCTGGGCAGAACAACACAACCGTCCAATGTTTAAAATAGTAACAGTCGATCAAGTTCCATCTGACAGGACGTTTAGGAATGCATGGGAGATGGCAGCATGAGTACAATCAAAGTAGACAACCTGCAAACCTCTGGTGGTGTCGATATGTACACCTTAAAAGCGTGGGTTCACTTCAACGGTAGTGGGTCAATCACAATCGGTGCAGATGGTAATATCTCAAGCATAACAGATAATGGCACAGGTTATTACACCATGAACTTTACCTCATCTTTCAGTGACGCAAACTATGCATTGGCGGGGTGGGCAAAAGACAGCAACAATGGCGGCAACATCACAATCGTGGGAGCCTTGTCGGGGCATACACTGACATCATCAGCTTGCCCCATTTACACAAGGGAAACCTCTGCGCAATGTGACCCCGCAGATGCTTCGGTTCTTTGGACTAGATAAAAGGATAATGCAATGACAACATTTATTAAAATAGGCGCAATGTCCTACAACGCAGCAGACTATACATATCCTGCTGAAAGAACATTCCGTGACGCATGGACAGCAGGGGCTAACCCTGAAGATGGCGTGATCAGTGTCAACATGGAGAAGGCAAAAGACATCTGGCGTGACAAGATACGTTTAGCCCGTGAGCCTGAACTAGAAAAGCTAGACACTGCGTTCATGAAGGCACAGGAAACAGGTGCAGACACTACAGCAATCGTAGCGCAGAAACAGGTTCTACGAGATGCACCAGCACATGCAGACATTGATGCTGCAACAACGCCTGATGAACTAAAGGCAGTGCAGCCCATCCCTAACGTGACGGTCGAATGATATGGTCAGTAATATACGAGGCAGTGATAACTTTGACACCAGCGATGTGACAGGTTTTGGCATATCGGGTTGGGGTTCAACTAGATCAACAGGCACAAATTACACAAACAGCAAAAGCCACCCAATCATGGTGATTGTGTCTTTCAATATGTCATCTGGTATTTCCATAAACATTGATGGAACTTCATTCAGTACACATTCATATGCGAACTTTGCTAGTGTAACTTTCTTAGTACCAGCAGGCTCTTATTACAACGTATCGAACCCATACGGCAGTCAATATTATCTAAGGGAACTGGACTGATGGATTACTATAAAGACGCAGATAATCAGGTTTGGGCTTACGAAGAGGGACAGCCGATTAGAGAGGGCTTAACACCCATAGATAATGCTGAACGTGACACATTGCTTGCACAGCGACAGGAAGCAGATAGACAAGCCTTTATCGATAGTCTTGTCACAGAGGAACTTGTCAAACAACACCGTGACATCCTCCTCATGCAGACAGATTGGTGGGCTGTAGCTGACCGTACAATGACACAGGAACAGCGTGATTATCGTCAAGCACTACGAGATATTACAGATCAGTCTGGCTATCCCACAAATGTAACGTGGCCCACAAAGCCATAACTTAAGCCAATAACGATAGGAGATCAAAATGGCATTAACACTTTCATGGGAAGTAACAGGTGTAAAAACCAAAAACGAAACTAATACAGACGGTGACACTCTTGCCGATGCAGTTGTACAAACGTACTGGAAATGCACAGGTACAGATTCAGACGGTAATGAAGGCTCATTCTCAGGTGCTACACCTTTTACTGCAGCTAACGTACCAGCAGGTTCATTCGTAGCATTTGCTGATCTAACAGAGGCAACCGTACTAGGCTGGATTCAAGCAGTTGTTGTAGACGGTTATATGGATCATGTACAAGAGCAAATCCAGAAACAGATTGACTCTGCTACAATACAAGAACCTGCACTACCTTGGGCACCACCAGCAGAAGAGTAAATAAATGCTAGGCTTTACTAGTTTCTCACAAAATGCTTTTTCATCTACTGCATCTGCGCTTGCTGCTCTTGGCTATCTAGCTACGACATCAGCGCAGCTTGCTGCAGGTACTATAATATCTAACGGTCAAGCAGGGCCAATATTACCCGCTGCTACTGCTACCTTTACAGCCAACGCCTTTGGTGATGTAGATGCACAAGCTACAACAGAACTAGTAAATGCCCTAGCTTCGTTTAACATAGCTACCCTAGCTGATATAGATGCTCAAGCTAATACAACTATACCAGCAGCTACAGCTAGTTTTACTGCAGTAGCATTTGATGACGTAGATGCACAGGCTAATACAACTTTATCAGGTGCAACATCTACTTTTGCTGCATCAGCACTTGACTTTGATGCACAGGCAAGTATAACTACTTCTAATGTAGTTGCTTCTTCTAGCATTAATGACTTTACTTCTGTAACAGGTAAAGCTAATATTACACCAAGTGGTGCTACAGCTACCTTTGCATTAGATATAGACTTCGACGCTAAAGCAAACACAAGCATAGGTGGCTCTGTTACAGCTACACTTACTGCTGCAGATGTTGAGGGTGACGGTCAAGCAAGTGGCTTCTTAAGTACTACTGCAGCGTTCCTCTCTATCTACATCACAGACTTTGCAGATGAGGATGCACAAGCTAGAGCATTCATGCCAGTGGCAGCGTCTAGCATTACAGCAAGTGACTTCGGTGACGTAGACGCTAAAGCAAATACAACCAGTGAATCTGTAATAGCAGCACTAGCAGTATCAGCATTCGATGATGTAGATGCTAAAGCTAACACAACACCCAGCGCAGTAACAGCTACGATAGCTAACGCAGCGTTTGACGATGTAGACGCACAGGCAACAGTAGTACCACCATCAGCACTACTAACACAAGCTGTTAACCTAGATGACCCTATTGCTGTAAGATTTGACTTCACTCCATTTAGAGATGTCTACGATAGAAATAGAATTATTTATGTAGTATCGTATGGTGGTAGCGATACAGCACACATTAAAGAAGAAAACAGAACAGTTTATATAGAAAAAGATACACAAAACAGAACTGTGTATATTGCAGCATAAGGACTAGACATGTCTTATAAGTGGCCCAACAAAGATCCAGATGAACAGAACGTAGACTACAACGTTGATTGGTCACGCTTTCTAGGTGATGACACTATATCTTCTGTTGACTGGTATATCTATGATGCAGATGGAAACAAAGGTAGTACATTGTCTGACTCTGATGTAGTCAATGGGTTGCAATATGTTACTAGCTCTACTAACACAGCAAACACTGTTGCTACTATTAGACTTTCACTAGGTACAAATAATGTACGCTACAGAATCGTATGCAGAATAAATACATCAGATAATGGATACTTTGAGCGTTCTATTTATTTGCGTGTTAAGGAAAAGTAAAAGATGGCGTATGATTATTTAGGTTTAGTTAATGATGTTAACCGTAGACTAAACGAAGTAGAATTAACTACAGCAAACTTCGCTTCTACTACAGGCTATTACAGCTTTGCTAAGGATGCAGTAAATGCTTCTCTACGCCACATTCAACAAGAAGAGTATGAGTGGCCTTGGAATCACGTAGAAGAGACTGAAGCTCTTGTACCTGGTGTAGTAAGATACGGCTTTCCGTATGACGCTAAGACAGTTAATATGAACACGTTTAGAATTAAGCGTGATAACTCTCTTAACGTATCTACACGTAAGCTAAAAGTAATATCCTATGAAGAGTATCTTAATAAGTATGCTGATCTAGAGTATGACACAAATACCAGTAACAGAAGCACACCTACTCATGTAGCACGTGCACCTAGCCGTGAATTTATGTTATACCCTAGCCCAGACGCAGCCTATGAGATTGTGTATGAGTATTACAACGTAGGATTTGACTTAGAGAATGCTACAGATGTACCTAACCTACCTGAGCAGTATAAATATGTTATTGTAGACGGTGCTATGTATTATGTTTATCAATTCCGTGGCGACATGCAAGCGGCACAATTAGCTTTAAATAAGTTTGAGCAAGGTATTAAGTACCTACGCAGTATCCATATTAACCGTACCGACTATTTAGGTGATACAAGAGTTTACTTCTAATGGCTACACAATGGTCTACCTTTCCTATTGAGTTTAGAGGTGGTTTGATCTCTAACTTATCAGCCTTGCAGCACGGTACTAATGCTGTGGGTTCTGCTACTATTCTACAGAACTTTGAGCCTAACAAAGAAGGTGGCTACTCTAAGATCAAAGGCTACGAAAAGTTTAGCACTACTGAGGTTACAGGCAGTGGCCCTATACTAGCTCTTAAAGTTATCTCTTCAGGTCGTATTATTGTAGCACGTAAGAATGCTAGTAACTACACTCAGTACTATTACGGTACAGGTACTACATGGACTAGCATGGCTACAAGTGCAGGTACTAATGGGGGCAAAGCACGGCACGTAGAGTACAACCTAGACGGTGATGATAAAGTAGTTTTTGTAGACGGTACTAACTTTCCTGGTATCTACAATACTTCTGGTAACACTATGACGTTCCTTACTGCTGCAGATAGTGCAGATGTAAGTGGTGCAGAACATGTAGCTATATTTAAGAACACAGCATTCTACAGTAAAGGCAACAATATATTCTTTACTGCACCTTTTACTGTAGATGACTTCGATGTTGCTAACGGCGCAGGGAGTATCAATGTAGGTACAGACGTTACAGGCTTAGCAGTCTTTCGTGATCAACTTATTGTATTTACTACGAGCAGTATCAAACGTTTAACTGGTAGTACCTCTGCTGACTTTCAGATGTCACCTATTACGGATCGTATTGGTTGTATTAATGGTGACACTATTCAGGAAGTCGGCGGTGATATTATCTACCTAGCTCCTGATGGCCTACGTCTATTAAGTGCTACTGATCGTATCGGTGACTTTGCTCTAGATGTTGCATCAGATAAAATACAAAAAGATGCTGTAGATTTTCTTAACACTGCATCAATCTTTTCTTCTGTCATATTTAGAGAGAGCGCACAGTATCGTATCTTTGCTTATGTTTCATCTGAGCGTAGTGATACCTCTAAAGGTTTGCTTGCTACAAAGTTTATCTCTCAGGGTGCTTCAGGTTTATCGTGGGCTACTACTAAAGGCATCAAGGCATATGTAGCTGACAGTAGATATGCTAATGATCAAGAGACTGTAGCGTTTGCTAATGAGGATGGCTACATCTATATCTTAAACACAGGTAATACTTTTGATTCAGATATTATTGAAGCTATCTATGAATCCCCTTTCATGCCTATCTCTGATCCACAGATACGTAAGACATTCTACAAGATGACTTTGTACGCTGAACCTACAGGTAGCATGAACTTAGATGTTAACCTGAAGTACGATTTCGCATCGTCTACTAACACAAAGAAAGTACAACCTGCTACATTTAATATCACTAGTACAGGTAATACAGTTTTTGAGTTTGGTGCATCTAACTCTACTTTTGGCACAGCTACATATGGCGGTGAATTAGACACAGTATATGACTCTAATGTTATAGGCTCTGGTAAAACAGTAGCAATAAGAATTGAAGACAGTTCAACAAACCCAACCTTTACGCTCGACACAGCGTTATTAGAATTTAGACAAAACGATAGGCAGTAATATGGCAGGTTATACACGTCAAGATACAGCAAACAACATTGCTAACGGTAACGTTATTGATGCAGATGATTTCGACGCAGAGTACAACGCTGTCGAAGCTGCCTTTAACGCATCATCAGGACACAAACACGATGGTACAGCAGGTGAGGGTGCACCTATTACAAAGGTAGGCCCAAGCCAAGACATCATTGTATCAGCAACAAATGTCAATCCTAAAACAACTAACACACTAGACCTTGGTGTTTCAGCAGGTGTTAAGTTTAAGGATGGTTACTTTCAAGGTACACTTGTAGGTGAGACAGCAGTTAAAGCTGGCACTAACAGATACATGACATTGACAGACAACGAGCTTGATGTATCTACTGGTGATCTTACTCTTGATGTAGAGGGTAATATTGTTATTGATGCTAATGGCGGTGACATTACGCTGAAGGATGATGGCACTACGTTTGGCGGTATTTCAAACTCTTCAGGCCAGACAGTAATTAAGTCAGGTGCTACACCTACTACAGCTATCACATTCTCTGATGCAGATGCTACACTAGCAGGTAATACCACACTATCAGGTACACTTGATGTAACAGGCGACATTAACTTCAATAGTACTACTACTAGTACCACTAAAACTACAGGTGCTGTAATTATTGACGGTGGCGTAGGTATTGCTGAGAATGTTAACATCGGTGGTGATGTAGCTATTGATGGTGACCTAACTGTATCAGGTGTAGGTAAAAACATTACAGGTGACTTGATCGGTGACGTAAAGGCAGCAGATGGTACTAGCGTTCTTGATAGTGGTACTGATGGCTCAGACGCTACATTCACAGGTGCTGTAACAGGTAATGCAGACACGGCTACTACATGGGCAACTGCACGTGAGATTGCACTCACAGGAGATGTCACAGGTACTGTAACAGGTGTGAACGGCGGTGGTGACATTAGTATTGCTACTACTATAGCTGCAAATTCTGTTGCGCTGGGTACAGACACTACAGGTAACTATATGTCTGACCTGACTGAGGGTACAGGTGTTACTATTACACACACTGCAGGTGAAGGTTCTAACGCTACTATCGCTATTGGCCAGGCTGTAAGTACTACATCGAATGTTACATTTAATGATCTCACAGTTTCAGGCGATCTTACTGTATCAGGTACAACCACTACAGTTAACACAGAGACAATCAACCTAGCAGACAACCAGATCGTACTTAATAGTAATGAAGCTGGTACACCTACACAGAATGGTGGTATTGAGATTGAGCGTGGCACCGAAACAAACAAAACACTTGTATGGAATGAGACTACATATAAGTGGACAGTAGGAAGTGAAACATTTGTAGCTGGTACATTTGAGGGTGCGCTTACAGGGAATGTTACAGGGAATGTCACAGGCGATGTTACTGGTGATATCACAGGCGATGTTACTGGTGATATCACGGGTAACGTTACAGGTAACGTCACAGGCAATCTAACAGGAGATACTACAGGTACACACACAGGTGCAGTTAATGCTACCAACGTAACAGTAACAGGTGTTGTTACAGGCGATGTGACAGGTGATGTGCTTGGCGATGTAAAAGCTAACAACGGCACCGTCATACTAGATAGTGGAACGAATGGTACAGATGCAGCATATACAGGTAACGTTTCTGTACCAGACAACATTACATTTACTGAAGGTGCGTCTGATTGGAAAGTAGAAGTTAATGCGTCTAATGAACTTATCATATCCTACGGTGGTACTGGTAAGATGAAGCTAGATGCGTCTGGCAACCTAACAGTAACAGGTAACGTCACAGCTTACGGAACAGTATAATGGCTTTACAGTCTTCAGGTGCTATCAGTTTAAATGATATCCAGACAGAGTTTGGCGGTACTAATCCTATTAGTATGTCTGAATACTATCGTGGTGGCTCTTTTGTAACGGACAACAATACAGGTGTTCCTACTTCTGGTACTATAGATATGGGAGACTTCTATGGTTCAGCTAAACTATTTAGCTTTACTATTTCTACGAACACACAAGAAGCAAATTTAAGTACATTAGCTACTGCAGCAGGTTGGAATGGTACTGATTCTGTAAGTGCAACTATTTCTTCTGGTATTTATTTATGGTCAGATGATACTTCCGTAGGTGGCTTGACTATACCTAGCAGCATGAATGGGTTAGTAACACTCACTAATAACGGCTACATTATGGGTCGTGGTGGTAATGGTGGTAGCACAAGTTCTCGCACAGGTACTGATGGTGGCCCCGCTTTAGTTAATAACGCAACAGGTGTGATTTTAGTTAACGCTGCTGGTGCCTATATTGCTGGAGGCGGCGGCGGTGGCGGCTGGGGTGCTGCAGGTGGTAGTGGTAACGGTGGTTCTGGCGGTGCAGGTGGCGCAGCTATCTCTGGTACAGCTATAGCGACATACACTAACAACGGTACTGTATACGGATCAGTAGCATGAGTATAAACTTGACACCAGAAGAGCTAGAAGATATGCTTGATCGTGCAGCAAGACGTGGTGCTTGTGAGGCATTAAAGTCTCTTGGATTGCACACAGATGACGCACAAAAAGATTTCTATGAGATGCGTACTCTACTTGAAGCTTATCGCGATACAAAGAAAAGTATATGGAACACAGTAGTAAGAATATCTACAGTAGCATTGCTATCATTTATAGCAGCATCTGTGTGGATGCAAATAGGGAATAAATAATTATGGCTAAAAGATTTGCAGGTTTCAAGACTGAGACACTACAGAATAAGATACTCCCAGCGCTGGGCTACAGTGGCCCCATGAGTGATAAATCTATTAACGCTTTCCTAGCATCTAACCCTGCAGCGGCAGCTAAGATGGGCAAGTACACACTAGCAGCTAGACGTGCTATTGAGGGTGAGCAAGTAAAGATGGCTGATGGCGGTACCATTTTACAAAGTCAAGTAACTGAAGTGTCTCAGCCCATGACACAATCTTTAGTTCAAGCACCAACAGCACAGCCACCACAACAACCGCAACAAGTACCACCACATAGTCACACAGTAAGCATGGCTAAAGGCGGTGTTGTGTATGCGGCAGATGGTGTTGATGTTCAGAACGAAGAAGAAGAAAACCAAGAAGATACAACAGATACAACAACAACAAAGACAGACAGCCCGGCAAACGTATTCACTAAGGCTGTAACAACTGACCCAACTAAGCTTGTAACTACAGCAGATGTACAGGCAGAGACAGGTACAGGCACAGGCATTGCTGAAGGAACAGGGCAGTTAGCTGATCCTGAAAAAGCTACAGGAACTACAGCAGAGGGTGGTCCAGATGTTGTAGCACCAGACACACCAGAAGCTAAGACTGTTGAGACTGCAACTGTATCTAAAGAAGTAGAAGATACGCTTAGCAAGATAGAAGCTGCTACTGGTAAAGTAGGACCAGACGCTCTTGCAGAAGCGGCTACTATGTCACCAGATCAACTAGCTTCTCTTGGTCTTACTGCTGCACAGATTAGTCAGGCACAGACAGTCAAAGCACCTGCTCCACGTAAGATAGAAGAAGGTGAAATGATTGAAGGCTCCACTGTTGATATGGAGCGTGTTAAGAAAGAGACTAACTTTGAAGCTGCTACAGGTGCGCCATCTAGTGATGCTACTGTACAAGGGCAGCTTACTGGGTTGATGGAAGACTTTGAGGGCGGTGCTACACCTGCTTGGGCTGCTGGTGCTATGCGTGGTGCTGCAGCTATGATGGCGGCACGTGGTCTATCTGCTTCATCTATGGCTGGTCAAGCTGCTATCCAAGCGGCAATGGAAGCTGCACTACCTATTGCACAATCAGATGCTTCAACCTTTGCACGGTTTGAACAGCAAAACTTAAGCAACCGCCAACAGGCCGCTATGTTTGCTGCAGAGAAACGCGCTGAGTTCCTTGGATTAGAGTTCAACCAAGAGTTCCAAACACGCGTAGCTAATGCAGCTAAGATCAGTGACATTGCTAATATGAACTTTAACGCTGAGCAAACTATTGCACTAGAGAACGCACGACTAGCTCAATCTGTAGACTTAGCCAACTTAGATGCACGTAACGCTAAAGTACTAGCTGATGCTGCAGCTATGACACAAGTAGACGTTACTAACTTAAACAACAGACAACAAGCGGCAGTAGAGAACGCTAAGTCTTTCTTGAAGATGGATCTAGCTAACCTAGACAATGAACAGCAGATGTCTGTGATTAGAGCACAAGAAGTAGCTCGTGCATTGTTAAGCGATCAGGCAGCAGAGAATGCTACACGTCAGTTCAACGCTACATCAGAAAATCAGGTAGAGCAATTCTTCGCTTCACTATCTACACAGGTAGCTCAGTTCAACACAGAACAGTCTAACGCTATGTCACGCTTTAATGCTGGTGAAGCTAACGCTCTTGCACAGTTTAACACACAGCAGAAGAATGCACGTGACCAGTTCAATGCCACAAACCATTTAGTTATTGCACAGGCCAATGCTGCATGGGCGCAAGCAGTTACAACAGCCGACAATGCTGCACAGAACCAAGCCAACAGAGATGCAGCTTTATTCGCTAACAACTTAACTATGACAGCATATAATAATATTGTACAACGTGACCGTGACGTATTAGCATGGGCATGGCAATCAGGAGAGAACGCAGCACAACGAGATGCTAATATACTTATTGCTAAGATTCAGGAAGAGAGTGCTAGGTACATCGCTGATGTCAAGGCTGCTGCTGATGATACCTCTGGTTCTGCTGGTTCTGCTGCCTTTGGTAAGTTCTTGGGTCAACTCGCAATCAACGCTGCAGATCTTATATTCGGGTGATATTATGAGCTACAATAAAAACGCTATGGCTGCATATCAACAGTACGGTCAGACCATGACTGCATCTGGTGGTGGGCGTAACATGAGTGGGTTGGGTGCTAGGAGTTCAACGTCTAGTATGACTTCTGTTCCAGATGGACCTGTAGACTTTACTACTATTGACACAAAGACGGGTAAGCAAACTAAAGTAGCCACTATCACGGACTATGGCAGCGACAATGACGATGGTCCTACTGTGCTATATACAAAAGCAGCAAACGCCGCCACTGCTGCAGGTGTTGACTTAGTTAAGGCTGCAGCTAAACCTTCTGTAGACCCTAAGCGTTTGTATAGTGAGCCTAGATTTAACATAGAACAGCAAGCTACAAAGATAGAAGATTACCTACGTGGTACAGCTATAGAAGATGCTCTGTATCAGGCACAGGGTTTTGAGAAGCCTTACTCGGGTCTTTACATTGCAGAAGATCGTCCCATGACTGAGGCAGAGCTACAGAAGTACAAGCCTCTTATTGATATGGCTGATGATGTCATGAATGAGAATATCACTGTAGAAGAACTAGGTGATATGGACAGAGAAGATCAAGAGGCATTCTTAAGAGCTATTGGTGTACAGGGTTTAGGCCCAGCAAAGCGTGAGTCTTCTTTTATTGGTGGAGACTTTGATGTAGCTACTACAGAAGAAGAGTTTGTGCGGGATCTTTTAAACCAAGGCTTAAGTAAAACAGATGCATCTTACTGGGATAAACTTGGTGAATTTAGAAGACAGAAAGAAGAAGCAGAAGATGTAGTAGATCTAACCCCACCTGAAGGTGCAGATCAAGAGTTAATCCCTACTACAACAGCCAAGCCAGATGTAGCTCCTGCTATTGATACTACGCCTCCTAAACGTAAAGGTTTAATGTCTCGCCGCTTAGACGCTAAAGATGGCGATCTAGCAGAGTCTTATACTGAAATGGAAATGGACAGCTACTTAGACGACTTTATACCTGAAATGGAGGCATTAGAAGGTCTAGGTGGAGATACTGTATTACAGGATTTAGAGCCTACATATAGCTACGGTATAACAGAAAGAAAAGCAAATGAGTATGGTTTAGAGCCTAGTCAGTTCGATACTATGGAAGACTTTGCAAGAGCCTTTGCTTCTAGATACAGAAAAGAAAAAGAAGAAGCGTATCCAGAAATCTTTACAGAAGAACTAGATAAGAACGTAGAACTTGGGTTGCAGAGCTATCTATGGAATGCTGGGCAATTCTACACAGGACAATTAAGAGCGTTACGAGAAGGGGATACGCTAGGCTTTATAGAACAGATGAAAGACGTTGTAAATACAAGAGATAGAGCTAATAATAATCAGAGAAGATCTATGTCAGGTCTTAGCAAACGACGAGCGGCAGAGGCAAATATTATAGGACGAAGCATAGAAGGTTATGTACCCATTGCTACAGTAGAGACAGTAGGAACAAGAGAAAATCCTATCTTTGTTTGGAAAGACGCACAAGGAAACGAGCTTTATAGAGAGGTTGCTAGAAGACCACTACACTCTATGAGTTCCCTAGGTTCAATAGCGGTTCCTTTATAATGGGCGGCTTACCTTTAGAGCTTCTTACTATGCTTTTCTCCACAGTGCTTGGTGGAGTAATGTCTATATGGGGCCAGTCCATTAAGGCAAGACAAGCACAGAACGAGATGCTACTACAACGCGCTAACTTCCAGAGAGAAGCAGTAGCAGATGCACGTGCCGCTGGTAAAACAGATAAACACTTTGCATGGACACGCAGACTCATAGCGCTATCTGCAGTGTTCTCAATTATAGTACTTCCAAAACTTGTAGCAGTATGGTATCCTGAAGTAGGTGTTTACGTAGGCTACACTGAAGTTACAGGTGGGTTTATGAACTGGTTGTTTGGACCAGATGAAGTAATCAAGTGGAAGTACGCACAAGGATTTGTAATAACACCATTAGACACACATATAGTTTCAGCCATTGTAGGCTTATACTTCGGCGCAGGATTTACAAAGTAGGATAAAGACATGCCAATAGCAGGACCATTTGATGCACCTATCCCAGGGCAATCTCTTACAGCAGAACCACGTAACAACCCTTGGGAGCAGCCACCAGAAATGGCTGACGTAAATGAGGTTGCTAAGTTCTACATCGACAAACTAGCTAACCCTGATGTCTTAGATGACTTTGCAGCTATGGCACAGGCAGGTGTAGCTATCGCTCCTATGGTAGAGGGTACATACTTACAGGGTGTGATGCGTGGACTTCACACACTAGACGCTGCCTTAGTTGTAGCGCCAGTCATGCATATGTTTATTAAGCAATCACTAGAAGAGATGGGCATCAAGACTAAAGACAGTAGTGATGATCCTCAAGCAAGAGCTACTGAAGCAGAGATGAATCGCTTCATGATGGTTGCTACTAAATATCTAGATGATAACAACATGGACGAGGGTGATCCTGGCATGGAACTACTAAGTGATGTAGTAGAGGATCAAGACACTGAGGAAGAGGCGACACAAGAAGAGAAGCCAATGGGCTTGATGGCGAAAGGTTAAGACTATGGCATTTGATAAAAACGCATTCATGGCTGGCTTCTTTGAGCAAGCAGCATCAGGCATCGCTGAGAAACGTGAAGAAGCTAGGAAGTATAAAGAGCAGGAAGAACGCGCTTATGAGCGTAACATTCAGCTTATCCAACAGCGTGACATGAGAGCTAAGCAAGCAGCCGCCCTAGGTAAGCAAGCGCTAGAGCTACTACCTGAAGGTATGGACTCACAGGCTATGGTACGTAACGCTATGGCTTCTGGCATGACTGGTGTTGCTGATTTAGTTGATGCACTAAAGCAAGCGGCACAAGACGCACGACTAAGACCAGGCCAACGCCTATCTGTGTTTGACGTAGAGGCTGCAATAAGTATGCCACGTATAGCTGCTATTGATCCTTCTCTTGTTGATATGTCCCTAGAAGAGTTCTCACGTAAAACATATGGCGCACAAGGAACTGCTGCACCTGTAGAGGATGAACCTAGCGTACTAGGTAGGCTCTTTGGTGTAGGTGCACGTGAGCAAGCTAAGCGTGAGTTACGTGAGGCACCTGCGTTTGGTGGTATGTCTATCGCTGATGTTAATGCTGCTGCACGTCAAGCAGAGTTTAACCAGCTTATTCCTAACGCTGTCATGACTATTACAGACACAGATGTATTCCGTAAGAATGATGCTATCAAGTTCTCTAAAGAAGTACGTGATGCGTATGATGATGCTAAGACTAGTAAGGCTGCTACAGACTTTGCAGAACGTGCAGTACGTAGAGCTTTAGATAACGCTGATAAAGCAGGACAAGAATTAGCTGCAGATCAGATAGACACTATTGAAGCTCAAGCTATGGAAGTTTATGCTAAGGCTGCAGCAGAGAAAGTAATTAACGTATATGCATATCAATACCCCGATGCATCAGGTGGTTTCTTTACTAATGACTTTGCTCAAAAGACTATCGAAGACTTGATGGGCATGGAGTTTGCTAACTCTCTTCGTGAAGACTACGACATGCCAGCTATGACGTTATCTCCAGATGAAGAGCCTGAACTAGAACTGCCACCTACCCCTGAAGAACCTACAGAGGATAGAGAAGAAGAGATAACACCTGAAGAACCCGCGACAGAAACAATAATAGTAGACGGTAAGAAAGTTTTAATACCCCCTGCCAGACCGTCAACAGGGCGCTCTAGAGGTTCCGCTAAAGACTTCAAGGAGTGGAATAAAGAGTATGGAAAGGCATATGATCCTGTAACACAAGAGCCTTTAAGAGTTGAGCCAAAACCTGCTGCAGGCGGCCCTAAAGATTGGGAAATCCGTACAGGAAGACGTAAGAGGAAGGTGACAAAACAAGAGTGGTGGATACATAATTACGGAGATGAATGGCGTGATGATGGCTACCATAAAAACATCAAGTTTGAGGAATAAGCATGGCCTTTTATAACTTAGATAATTACCTAGACTCTATAGGTGCACCTAGTGAAGTTGAGTCTACTCCTGAGCCTATCTTTAGTGATGACGTAAAGCTAACTGTCAATGACCTAAAGAAGAACACTATGTACATGCAACCCATTCGTGACTACATGATTGAGCGTAAGGGTGTTGACTACAAGAAACTGTCTGATGAAGAAGTTGTAGACGACTTTGTACAACACATGCGTTACTTCAACGCTAACACAGTATCTACTGCTGGTGAGGTACGCTTTGTTAGTAAGGCTAATGACAGACAAAAGCAGACAGCACGTAGAGCGTATGACATCTATGATCAGCTAGGTAACGTATTCCAAAACGATGGACTAATGGGTGCTGTATCTGGTGTAGGTGACTACGTATTTGCTGCAGCTAAAGATCCTACCAACTATCTTGGCCTACTTACTGGTGGTTTAGGACGTGCTGCTGCAGGTGGTGTGTCCATTACAGGTAAGCAAGCGGTAAAGGCTGCTGTGCAACGCGCTGGGCGTGAAGCTCTTCAGTCAGGCGCTACTATGGAAACTGCTAGAAAGGCTGCTGAAGCGGCGGGTAGAGAAGCGGCAAGACGTGCTGCATCACAGGGCATGGGTAAACGTGCATCTAACAACGTGTATAAGAACGTTACAGATAAGGTGCAGAAAGAAGGTAGACGTGCTATAGCTAAAGACGCAATGAGAGCTAAGCAACGTGAATTGTTTGAGACTGCAGCCACACGATCTCTGTATCAGACTACAGCACTAGACTCCACTGCTGCTGTACTGCAGGATGTGATGGCACAACAGGCCCAGCTAGAAGTAGGATCTCAAGAGAAGTACAGCTATCTACAGACAGGGTTCTCTTCTTTGCTGGGTGGTGTTGCTGGTGCAGCGCAGCTAGGCTTTGGTAAGATGCGTGGTAAGTCAGGCTTAGAAGATACTACATCTGAGCTAGACAAACTTACCGCACGTACCATCGAAGAGTACTCTCCTATCATAAAAGAGAAAGACTCTGCTGAAGCTGCTAAGACTATTGGCGATGCTATTGATAAGTGGAATGCTAAGGTAGAAAAAGGTACACCAGGCTACAAAGACATTGATGAATCGCAACTTATTAAAGAGATGATCTTTGGTGAGCCTAATGATGAAGGTAAGATTGGTGGTCTTGCTGGTTTCTTTAGAGATAAAGGTTACCAGATCAGCAAAGAAGTACACGTATCAGATGTTATAACAAATGTTGCAAACTCTCTTACACAAGAAGAGCTACAAGGTATCAACAAAGTTATGGGTAAATACACATCCATGCAATTCGGTAACCTGTCAGGCTCTCGTGTAAAGCTAGGTGATCTTATGGCTGCACGTTTGAGTGAGGCTGGTAAGACTTTGAACATGGCATCACAGTTAAGTAAGATGATGGACTCTGGATTACTTGCTGCATCTAAGAAGATCGACGATCAGGTAGGTGAGATCGACGCTAAAGAAGCTGCTAAAGCTAAGGGCGCTGACAAACTACGCTATGGTCAATCAGTGTGGAAACGTTTACTTGTTTCATCTCCAGCTACAACAGCATTGAACGTTGCAGGTTTCGGTCAGTTCTACATTGGGCAGACTATCGCTGATCTGTTTAGCTCTACAGCACTGATGACACAGGGCTTGGCTCAGTTAGCAACAAACAGAAAAGCTGCACAAGAAAGCTTTAGACAAGCCTCTGCGCTACGTATGGTACAGGCACAGAAGATCCGCAACCTTCTAGACCCTTACACTACGCACGATGCATACATGAAGTTCTTAGACGAGAACAAAGATGTAGAGAAGATCTTGTTTGAAACAATGGCGGGTGGCGTTGAACAGAAAGCTAGTCGCTATGGCATAAACCCTAACGATCCTACATACAGAAAGATTGAATCAGTAGCTAACGCAGCTAACCAAATCACTGGTGTTAGGATTCAGGATACCTTTACTAAGTCTCAGATGTTCATGACAGAGATGGACAAGTATCTACGCCTAGAGAAAGGTACGACTCTAAAAGAAGCTATGCTTTCTGATGATACAATCATTGATGAAAAAGTAATCCAAGCAGCACTAGATGGTACACTTAAGTCTGTGTTCGCTAAGGACTACACAACAGCAGAACAGCCAGAGCTTGTACGTACTGCAGCTAAACTTGTGGAGAACCTATCTAACACCCCAGGCATTGGTACACTGATACCCTTTGGTAGATTCTTTAACAACGTTCTAGCTACAGCATATCAGTGGTCACCCCTAGCTGCGCCTGAGTTAATACTCAAGCCGTTCTACAAGAAGATTGCTAAACAGGAAGCTAGAGATATAACTGAGATGGAAGCCTACTCACGCATGGTAGTGGGTACCACTGGTATTTTACTTGCATCAGAGTACGACACCCAGCGCAGAGAACAAGGGCTTGGTGTGTATGAGGTAGACGTAGGTGGCGGTACTATTGTAGATGCTAAGAACACGTTCCCCTTCTCTGCATTCCTTGCAGCAGGGCGTATCTTTAACATGCGGCGTAACAACGAGACTGTACCCCCTGAGCTTATCCAAGAGCTAGGCACACAGGTGGCTATTGGTCAGGTGGCACGTGATGCTCAATTCGGCAATGACTTAAACAATCTTATCGACATCATGATTAACGCTGATGAAGGTGCAAGAGGTGCTACCTTTGATGCGTTTGCTAAAGCTGCAGGTAACTTTGTAGCAGGTACTACACGTCCTTTGGATGCGTTCAATAAAGTTGTAGGCTTTGCTATGGGTACAGATGGAGCTAAGGATGTACGTCAAGCAGATGGATTCAACATCTTTACTCAAACATCTACTAAGTACATCGACAATATCTTAGAAGCATTCATTGATAAGACTGATACCATCACTGGTGAAGACTTAGCTGTGGCTACACGTGAAGGAGAGATCTATGATCCTAACCCATTCGCTCGTCTGTTTGGTATTACTATTAAGCCAGGCCGTACTGCTACAGAGAAAACATATTCAATGGCAGAGATGCAGCCTTGGACAGCCAATGAGCGTACCAAGGTACCAGCATACGACAAAGCTCTGAATGCTATGCTTGCTCCAGTATTAGAGCAGCAAACAAACAGGCTACTTGCTACTGAAGAGTTCACTAAAGGTAACCTCACCCAGCGCCGTGCAATGCTTAAGAAAGTAATGCGTGATGCTAAGAAGCAAATCAAAGAGCGTATGGAAAAAGGCTATGGTGGTGGCGAAAGCGTACACCTACGCATGGTTGCTAAAGCTAATAGCAAGTACAATAAAGAGATACGCAACGAAGCAGCAAAGGCTATGAAAGAAACCTTTGGCATAGAGGGTAGCTTAGAAGATTATAGCTTCGCTGAGTTGGATCTGTTTATGGAATACGCAGATTATCTAAACGATATGTATCAAGAGGCTGCTAGTTTTTAGTGCCGTGACATTCGGCTGACTCCTCTGCCCACAACGTACAAGCTTGCAAGTGTGTCTTAGCTTGATCTGTTTCGTGGCAGGGGTGTAAGCTATTATCAATGTACTCCTCTACATAAGTGATATACTCACGTAGCTGCTCTTTAAACTGCGCTCTCTTCTTGACTATGTGTTCCATAGCTTCTTGTTCTAGTTTCATCCTAATCTCTCTGCGTAAGAAAACAAATCAAGGGGTTTGTCCTCAATCTGTTTAGGCTCTTCTTTAATTGTAACATGTACAACAATAGAGTCCAAGACTTTCTTTGCTTGATCTAAAGGTAGCTTGAACCACTCTCCTTGGACTTCACTAGCTAACTTTGCTGCTTTAGTATGTGCTTGTTGTTCTGCTTTACGTCTATCGTCAGAGTAAACGCTGTATTCTAAGACGTAATCTCTAAACGGGCTACCTGTTTGATAGCCTTTTAGTCTGTCTTCTGCATCAAAAGCCATACCTATTTTAACCCAACCAACCCAAGCTTTATTTGTTATAGCGTAGACATAACCTATCTTACTGTCGTTATTCTCTTTTGAAGAGACAACACTATCGTCTAATATTTTATAATTCCCTGGCTTAAACATCTTGTAGCGTGGGTCTTTTCGTGAAATGTATTTACCATTTATGTATAAAGCTAGAGGGTTATTTACTTTATTATTCTTAGCGTTAAACTTAGTGTTAAAACATGTTCTGCATATTCTAATATTATTCTTTTTGTATGACTTGTTCCAGTTATCATCTGTTAGTTGTTCGGAACACTCGTAGCATATAGCCATTCTATATTTCCCTGCATAGTAAAGCCTAGCAATCACATCGACTGCTAGGCGTTTTTGTTTTAAGCATCTGGATTGATTTTATCTTCTACGTATTCGTAACCAGCTTTAGCTTTATCCCAGCCGTACTGTGCCGCTGGTTCTACTACTTCAGTAATTACGCCAATGGTTAAACCGAAAGCAGTAAGAGTAACTAAGATAGTCTCTAACATGTAAGGTATTCCTTTAGTTCTGTGTACCCTCCAATGTGCGTCCCCTTGTCATTGAAGATCTGTGGTACTGTGGTTATACTGGAACGCTTCAATAAGTATAGCAACCATGCACTAGACTTAGATTGAATATTGTATTCTGCATATTGAATGTTTTTACCCTTCATCAGAGCCTTGGCATCGTCGCAGAAGTTACATTGATCACGTGTGATTATCACGTACATCTTTTCTCCATTTCAGTTCATATAACAGTTTCTTCTGTTCGTATTCAGACATTATCATCCAATCACGTATCTCGTCAACTGTTCTCTTACACCCCACACACTCGTCGTTTTCAAGGCGACATATACGTATGCAGGGCGACGGTGTTTTACCTAAGCGGTGAGGTCTACGATTTCGCATGAGTCACCAGAGCAAGCCATTGTCTGCATCGCTACAGTATTATCCTCTTGCTCATACTCAGATAACCTAGTCCAGTCTACATTAGTTGGCATCTTAGCTAGTAGCTCTTCGTACTCTTCCTTAGTGCAGTCCTGATACGGTGCTTGCTGATAAGTATGATCTGAGTGTGGCAAGAATGACACACCTGACATCTCATCGAAGTACTTATACACGAATGCACCTACCTCTAGCCACTCATGGTCACGTACTGAGATAGTCACCGATGGTTTATGCTCACACCAGTGACGCTGATACGTTAACCACATCTCTAGCTGTTCGATAGCAGTCATATCATTACGTGTCACAGCACCTGCAGGTGACTTCTGAGGGAAGCTGAAGACTGTAGTAGTATCCCCCTTGAATACACATGGCTCGTTAGGAATACCCTGATCAATCATCATCTGTGTTAGTGGGTCTTTGTTATCACCACGTACAGTGCGGATATAAAAGGGGCTATGACGAGCATGTATACCACTGGCGCTATCCACCAACTGCGAGACAGTACCGCTAGGCTTGACGCAGGTAATTGAAGCGCTATGAGGGATACCAAGACGATCAGCCCACTCAGCGTTAGTGGCGACAGCAATACTTCGTAGATGCTCAAGAGTTTTCTCCAATCCTCTGTTCTTAGCAGTCATAAGGGGATTATCCATAATACCTGTCAAAGACACACCAAGTAGACGTTCCTCTTCTGTGTTACGCTGCCAGTCTTTAGATAGGTACGGGAACTTTGTGTAAGTAGACTGAATTGTACCAATGATAGTAGCAAGTTTAACCTTACGCTCGATATCCTCAATACTGTCTGTAGCACGGATGATACACTCAGAAAGGTTGCAAAACTGCGAATTTAACAAGATGATTTCACTACACGGATTTGTCCCGAAGTCTTTATCTGGATTACGTCTACCATTCTTTGCTGCTTGCTTCTGTGATGCTTGACGATTGAACACACCACGCTCACCAGATTTGGACTCTACAAGAGCAGTCCATTCACGCATAAATGTCTCAATGTCAGGCTTCTCTGTGTATGCTACAGAGTTATTAGCCAAGGCACGGTGTGCTGCAGTCTCCCACCACTGTCCTGACTTAGCGTGACGCATACGGTCATCTGACAAGTTAGACAAAGAGATCATAGCAGAACGGCGTACACCACCCACCACAACAATCTGACCAATGAAACACATCAGGTCATGACATTCCATGCTAGACAGCTTACGGCCTTGTGCATTCTTGAATGTAGCTACAGCGAAGTTAAACAGTTCTACCAAAGGCGCTGGGCCTGACGCACGTCCACCGAATGTCTTTAGTCGTGCACCTGCAGGGCGTACCTTTGATACATCCCACTTTGGAATCTCACCTGACCACAGCAATGCTAGTAGCTGACGGAATGCCTTAGCCCAACCTTCTTTGCTGTCTTTGACTACAATGGTTGTCTCACTATCAAACAGTTGCTCTGGCACCTCTGGTAGCTTACTGATGTACTGGCGCTCTACAGAGAACCCTACACCTGTACCACACAGTAGGATGAACATAGCCTCATCAAAGCGTGTAGGCTTATCTACAGCCACGTAAGAGCAGTTGTACATACATGTGTTGTCACGTGCTGCTGCTGGTCCTGCTGTCATCATAGAGCGCATAGATGGCATAATGTCTAGGTTAAGGATAGCTTCTTCAATCTGATTAATGTAAGAGTCGTCACCTGCTACTGGGCGTACAACGTTATCCATATAACGCTCTACTGTTTCGTCCCAATTCTCACGTCCCTTACCATCAAAGTACTTAGCGTACCGTGACTTGTGAATGAATGACTGATAGTCTGTTGGTAATAGATTGCTCATTTCTTTTTAGTCTCCCCTATGGCAATAAACATAAATCCTAACACAATAATAAGTAGGATAGATATAGCTGTAACTACTGAAGTTATCATCGATTATCCCCGCTTCCTCTTAGTTTATTTCGTTTCTGTCTGTCGTCTAGCTTTTGGATGTTAAGCTCTAGTATTTCTTGTAGCCCACGCCCATATATGTTACCCAGCGCAGTAGCATAGAACACTACATCGCCAAGCTCCTTCATGATCTCTTCATTAGAAAAGCGGCTACTGTCACGTACTAGCTTCTTCATCTTCTCTGCTACTTCACCTGCCTCACCAACAAGGCCAAGTGTATTCTCATACAAACGCTCTTGTCCTTCCGTAAGTATCTTCTTTTCTACCCAACCAGAGTAAAAGTCTGCCCAATTAACGGGGTCGGCATTTGGGAACATATCATAGTATCCCATACTCTCTAAGTCTTTCTCACTTATCATCCTCTTTCCTTCACTACTAAGTTCTCTATCTTAATGTCATCAACATCATACATGACATTCGTTATCAGATCATATATATCTTCCTCGTGATTATCTTCAAACGAAGAAAGTATATTGTTATCATCATCAACCTCTACAAGGTATGTAACACTGAACTTCTTATTCATTTGTGGTTCTCTTTGTATACCTCAATGAGTTTGTTTAGATACCACTGAGCCTTTTCTAAATCTTCAAGGCCATTCTTGTAACGGTAACGCCAGATATACTTCATGATATTACCTTGTAGATACCCTTCACTTTGCTCATTAGTTGCAGCTAAGATAGCTTCTATTGCTTCAATGCCACCTGCATTATAGTGTTGTGGTTTGTTTACTGGATCAATGTGTTCCATCTTACCATCTAGTCCTACTACTATGTTCATGCATTACCCTCTGTCTTTGTCCATCTGTGCAGCTTAATAATGTTATCTTCTTTTGAGTATTTGTTCTCGTTCTCTATCTCTTCTACAGTAGCCTGGTATTGCTTAGGGAACATCTCTTCTAACAGAAGCTCTTTGTAGTAATCATACTCATCTAAGAACTCAGGGTTGTCCTCTAAGAATCTCTCTGTTGCTGCCATAGTAATAGCCATGTCCATAGAGTGTGCCATTGCTTCACGTTCCTGTTCGTCACCAAACAACAAACCTGTGTGTATACTACCAGTCCAACCATGATCATCTACAATAGGTGTAAACACTATTGCTATTTGCCCTGGATCTAATTTCATCACACTCTCCTTTTGACTTTGAGTCTTTGTTCTTTTGAGCGATTACCTTTCTCAAGTAACCAACCTTCAGGTATGACACGATGCGCCCACTTGAAACCTTTCTGCTCACACCAATCACAATACCTAGACTTAGCTCCCTTGTAAAGCTTAGCGTTAGCGTTACTAAATACAAAGCGAAT